AAGGTTTTTTTGAACATTATCTGAATCCTGCTCAAAAAACTCAAGTTTTAATCCTTCAACCTCTACACGCTCGATGTATTCAACATCCATTACGATCGCTTTGTCCACAGTTGCCCAAGATGCTTTGATGATCGGAATGCCGTTCAATTCAAACATTTTAGAGATTGGATTGTACGCCAATACTACTTGCACGTTTAATGAAGCGGTTTTCGCTAACGTTGCCCAGTCGCGTGGGTTGATCACGATCATTGAAGCGGTGTAGTTAGCAGCTTCTAAATTCGCCACCCAGTCAATTAACTGATCGCAGTCAACTGTACTTGAAGAAGTAGTTGATCCTGTACCAGTTGCAAACGCGGTGTTAAAGATCGCGTTCTCTGACTTGTAGAATTCACGTAACAAGATACGAGACAACGTCTGCTGAATCCAAGGCAATGAAGCTACCGATTGTTTTGAGAACTGCGTAAAGCCTGCAATGTACTCGTTTACTACTTTCACTTCTGAAAGTGTAGGAGTCAGTTCTGCTTTCGCTACGCCTTCTGTTTGAGCTGCTACGGCTCCTGTAAGCGTTCCTTCTTTGTACTGAACGTATAAACCTGTTGCTGAAACCGTGGTAGGAATCAAGTCACGTGCGTTGATCTTCGCTGCTGGAGTCAAGATTTGACGCTGGTTGTAGGTCGCTACCGCATCGCCTGTTAATGAGCCAGAAAGAGTGAAGTCTTTCAGTTCGATCATTACCTTATGACCTTTTCCTACGCGTTTGATCTCGTCGTAACGTTCTTCAACCGCTTTCGAGTAGACGTCCTGGAATGATTTTTTCTCTACGTTACTTCCTTTGCCGAAGTCCTGCATTTTGATGTCTAGTTTGTCGGTGTGATCCTGCAAACCTTTCATCATTGTTTTCACTTCTTCGATATCTGATTGCTTTGAGAAGCCTTTTAAGCTATCATTCAAAGTCGCTAGTTTATCGTTCACTTCTTTTTTTACCGCCTCGTTCGAGTCGTTTACTTTCCCTTTGATGTCTTCTAATAGGGATTTAATTTCGTTTACTTCCATTTTAATTTAATTTAAATTCCAGTTTTTTAATGTGTTAATTATCTCGTTTTCGACAATCGGCTCATTAGGTTCTGGAGTGGAAGTAATTTCCGGCTCTGGAGTGAGTGATTTAACGTCTTGTTTTCCTAGTTCGTAGGAATGCTTTTGTAATTGTTTCAAGGCTATTTCTAGCTGCAGAAACATATCGTCGGTGAGTGTACCGTTTCTAATTAGTTTGACGATTGCTTGGATCTGATCGTTCGTCTGCTCAAAGGTGAGCGACTTAAAGCCCGTAAAAGGCGTATTTGGATTGGCTCCTAGTGTCACGTTCGATCCTTCGAAGAGTTTGATCTCTTTGATGTGCCTGGTAAACGTGCCGTCCTGGTAGCTGCCTGAATCTTCGCTTTTGATCGTCTGGAATCCGATCGAGTGCTGAATAACGATGCCTGCCTCGTATAAGATGAGAGAATCCTTCCCGTAAGAAGTCGGAGCCACGTTCGCCTCGAAGTAGATCCCTTTCGCCTGATCTTCCAGTACGCTTGGTTTGCCGTGCGGCTGATCCCAATTGTGTTGATTCAGGAAGAAGATTTCGTTCGATCCCTTCGGACCGCGTTCCATGATCGTCTTCCGGGCTGCGCCTAGTTCGATGATATCTCTATCGTAATCTTTATTACCATAAGAGGCCCAATAGCCGGATACTTTCATCGACTTTAAGTCAACGTCTTTCACCTCGGCAGTCATGGTCTTGTATTCTAACAGTCCTTTCATCTCTTGTAAAAATAAACTATTAATTTTTAAATATCAACATTCCGTTATTATCTCTTCTTGGAACGAAGGAATAAGTACATCTACAGTTAATAACCTGTTTAGCAGATCCTTTCGGATCACCTGGAAACATCATTAAACTTCCGTCTGCCATTTTAAAGTTTTCGTCGCGTGGAGCGGTTTGTCCGTTCTCGACCAAATGGTCGTGACGGGTTCTATCATCCATCACCGAGATCCATTCTTTATCTAAGACTAAATCGGATTCTTCTGACACCTGGAATGCGCCATGATTCGCTGCCGTGGTTGTTTCGGTTCTGGCTATCCTCAATGATCTTACTCTAGTAAAAGATGGTGAATTGAGTTTGCGTTCTAAATAAGCGCGCATCTGCGAGACGGAGTAGTTCTTATACAAAGCGTCACTAACTAGGTTTTGGATCAACTCTATCGTGTATTCGTTCACTTCTACAATCCTTTTTCCTAAGTTTGTATGCACCCATTCCATAATGCTTTGCATGAAGGTGGAATCAAAGCTGGTCTTAAAGAATTGAGTTCGCGTCCGATCCGGTTGCCTTGCACCAATCCTACCCGTGTATAGACTTTCAAATAGGCTTGCTGCATCGGCGCAAAATTGAAACTCGCTACAATTAACTGTTGATAGTTCTCGTAGTTGATCAGCGGAATCATCGTCTTCACGTTCGCAAAGCTGTCCTTTAACGCCCGGTTAAAAATCGGCTTGGCGTACTTCTCATAGCGAGAATGCTGTTTGCTCCATTCTTCTGCCGTCATTTGGTTTTCTTTGGTTTTGCTAGACGTTTTTTAGACGTGTTTTTAGACGTTTCTAGACATTGGACTATAAAAGTATGCGTTACGATCATAGTTTCAGTGCTTGTTGAGGTTCTGTTGGTTCATCCAGACCTAGAGAAATATCTTCCAGTAGTTCGTAGCCTGTTTTGATGTAGTGTTGTTTCATAAATTCCTGTCCTGTTTCCGGATACTTCAAGGCTGCTCTGTATTCCTCCGGAGTAATCACACCTCTGTCCATTGCTTGCGTCAACCACTTGGTCAAAGTCTCCATGTCCGTTTGCATTTCGGGCAGTTCGGACACGTCCCAGACTTTCACCACCCCTTGCATCGATTTGAACTTCGGATAGAACTGTGAATTTAAGTCTTGGGCTAAAATGCACAGATCGGGCTGTATACGGTTCGAGATCGCCATTCTCCACTGAATATCCGCGTTGTCGTATTTCGGTTCCCCATTCACGCCAAAGAACCCACTTGGCCAGGCGTAGACGTTGCAGATCTCTTGTGCTGAATAACGGAGGAACTCAAAAGGTTTTAACTCATCGGTGTTTAGAGATAGCTTGGTGAACCCGACAGGAGCGCTTGCTCCCTTGAATCTGTTCAAGGTTCCTGTATCCCGTTCCATCTCCACCAGAGACTGTTTTAACGCTTGCGCCTGGTCTGCCGTTAAGGGTTGATTGGAGTCCGTGCCGTGAATGAAGCCGAAGACCCCGCCGTTCTGCATCGCCTTGATGTTCTGATCGGTCGCGGAGTTGTTAATATTCAGGTTCTTTAAGGCTGCTCTGAGTGGTGACTGACCGTATAGATGTGACCCGTTTAAATCGTAGTTCGGGTTCGGGTATTTAGAATGAATGATGCTTGAAGCAGGAAACTGAATGTACTGATCCCCGATGAGTAGCATGTAATAGCTCACCGGATTGTCTAAGTACTGATCTTTGCTGATCGTCGCTTCGTCGATGATGAACGCACTTGGTTTTAAGACGATCTTCACGTAATGAGAGGGTAAGAGAAAGACTTGAATCGGCACGCCGGCGTTCGGGCCTTCTTGTGGCATTAACATGTAGATGTAGGCGTTCCCGTTCAGCATCATGAAGGTTTCCCACAGTGCATAGAACTCGGTCCAGGTCTGGTAATAGTTGGGCCTTATGAGAGGTTCTGCGATCTCTGACTGATTGTAGGCTTTCGTTTCGAGTAATCTCTTTCTCGCAAATTCGCCTGGTGTTAAGACGCCTTTGGTTTGCAATAACTGATCTAAATTAGCCTTCTCTTTCTTGTCGTCGACTTTCTTTAAAAATGTAGGAACGGAGCTGACTTTGGTCGCCGCCATGTTGATCACCGAATAGACCACGGAGTTGAGGTTATAGCCCTTGTCCACGTAGACAATTCCTTTCGGGTCGTAATTGGTGAACTTGTTGCCCGACACGAAATAGAGGGCTTCGTTGAACAGGTTGACTATACTATTGGTTATATTCTTCCCTAATACGGCGTTGGACAGGTTCTTAAAATAGCTTGTAGGCATTTTTTATATTTTGTAGTAAATATATTAAAAAAAGAATACATCTCGCTTGACTATAAGATTTAGTTCGAATGCAGCCCATACGAGCGCATCGATTCTATTGGGAGACTTCTCTCCTTTTTTAGATGCCCACGTCGTCATTTCCATCTCTAAGTCTGGTAATTCTCCTACGTGATGCGCCTTGCGTTGATTGTCCTCATACAAAGCACTCACAG